AAACTAGCAGGTGAAAAGCGTAAACAAGCAGAGTTTGAAGTTGATTATCGTAAAATTAGCAAATACGAACTAGTATTTCGTATTATGTCATTTGACCATATTCCTGAAGAGCCTGGTCGTAAGAAAAATCCTAAAACAATAGCAGATACAAAAACTAAACTTAATTTTCCGCCGTTTGTACACTACATGTTTAATGACAAGGACGAACTAGAACTGGTAGGTAAGAGTCATTGGATTGGTGGTATGGGTAACGGATACTTTTCTAAAGACCATACACAGGTAACAGAAAAACTTGCTCGCATGTGGATGAAGTTATGTGACAGATATGCCACCAGAGGTAACGTTAGAGGTTATACATATAACGACGAAATGAAAGGGCAAGCAATTTTACAACTTGCTCAGATCGGCTTACAATTTGACGAATCAAAATCAAATAATCCGTTTGCATATTACACTGCCGCTGTAACTAACAGTTTTGTACGTGTTATTAATATTGAAAAACGTAATCAGAACATTCGAGATGATATTTTAGAAATGAACAATATGAATCCTAGTTATACTAGACAGCATAGCGGAGAATGGGAAGCACAACAAAAAAGAGAAATGGAAAAAACCTCTAAATAGGGGCTTGACATTTGTCTATATTTACGTTATACTATTAACTAAGATTAAAGGACTTTATTTTGTTTAAAAAAGCTGCTGTCTTTACAGACATACATTTTGGACTAAAAAGCAATAGTCGTTTGCACAATGAAGATTGTGAAACGTTTATTGACTGGTACATAGAAACTGCAAAAGAGAACGGGTGTGAAACCGGTATTTTCTGCGGTGACTGGCACCATAATAGAAATAGTCTAAACTTGAATACTATGGATTCAACTATCCGTAGCATGGAAAAACTTGGAAAAGCATTTGATCAATTTTTCTTCTTTGACGGTAATCATGATTTGTATTACAAAGATAAAAGAGATGTTAATTCTACAGCATTTGCAAAACACATTCCGGGTATTACATTTGTTGACGAATTTACAGTAATTGAAGATGTTGCAATTGTACCTTGGTTAGTAGGCGACGAATGGAAAAAGATACAAAAGTGTAATGCAAAGTACATGTTTGGTCATTTTGAACTGCCTAGTTTTTATATGAATGCATTAGTAAAAATGCCTGACCACGGAGACTTGCGTCCTGAACATTTTAAAAATCAAGAATATGTGTTTAGTGGACATTTCCACAAAAGACAACAACAAGGAAAGATTCATTACATTGGTAATGCAATGCCTCACAACTATGCAGATGCATGGGACGATGATAGAGGAATGATGATTCTTGATAGAGAAAATGATAAAGAGCCCGAATACATTAATTGGCCTGACTGTCCAAAGTATCGTACAGTAAAACTTAGCCAGTTACTTGATCCAAGTTCCGATATTATTAAAAGTAAAATGTATCTTAGAGTTACGATAGATTTACCTATTAGTTACGAAGAAGCAAGTTTTATTAAAGAAACGTTTATTAATGAACACGGATGTAGAGAAATTAGTTTAATAACTCAACAACAAATTGAAGAAATGTCTACTGAACTTGATATTCAACAATTTGAAAGTGTAGACCAAATTGTTGCTGGAGAAATATCTGCACTCGACACTGAAAACTATAACAAGAAAACGCTATTGGATATTTATAACGAGCTATGATAAAACTTAAAGATCTTACTGTAAAGAATTTTATGAGTGTGGGTAATCAAACCCAAGCTGTTGACTTTAATAAAGAACAACTTACACTTGTACTAGGTGAAAATTTAGATCAAGGCGGCGATGACAGCGGCTCACGTAATGGTACTGGTAAAACTACTATTATTAATGCACTTTCATATGCGTTGTACGGTTCAGCACTTACTAATATTAAACGCAATAACTTAATCAACAAAACAAACTCTAAGGCAATGTTGGTTACGTTACACTTTGAAAAAAATAATATAGACTACAGAATTGAACGTGGTCGTAGTCCCAATATTATGAAATTTTATATTAACGACCAAGAACAGCAAATGGTCGATGAATCACAAGGTGATAGTAGACAGACACAAAAAGATATTGATGGCTTGTTAGATATGAGTCACGACATGTTCAAACACATTGTTGCACTTAATACATATACTGAGCCGTTTTTAGCAATGCGTACAAACGATCAACGTGCTATTATTGAACAATTGTTAGGTATTACATTATTGTCTGAAAAGGCAAATACACTAAAAGACGAAACTAAAAAAACACGTGATGCTATTCAAGAAGAAACAATGCGTATTAACGCTGTACAGTCAGCTAACGAAAAAATCGAAGCAACAATCGGCGGATTACAAAGTAAGCAAAAAGCATGGCTCAGTAAACGTACTTCTGATGTCTTAAAATTAAAAGAAGGTATCGACGAACTAGAGCATTTAGATATTGATAAAGAGTTAGAATTCCACGAAAAATTATCAAACTGGAATGAACATAATACAGCTATTATGGCTCTTAGAAAAGAACTAAGCACACTGGAACCTGCATTAGTACGTGCTGATAAAAGTGTCAATAAGTTAACTAAAGATATTGCAGATTTAGAAGATGCAACATGTTACACTTGCGGACAAGAGCTTCATGCAGACAAAAAAGCTGAAATTGAGGCAAAGAAAGTAAAAGAATTAGATGACGCAGTTACATATCAAAAAGAAATAAGTGACAAACTAGTTGATGTTGCAAAAGGCTTAGAAGATATCGGTGACATTAACGGCAAGCCTACTACATTTTATGAAACAGCAAAAGAAGCATATGAACATAGACAAAATGTTGATGCTCTTAAACAAGCATGGGAAACAAAGAAGCAAGAAGAAGATCCTTATCAATCACAAATAGACGATCTTAATAACGAAGCAATACAAGTAATTGATTGGGCTCCTGTTAACGATCTTACTGACTTTAAAGACCATCAAGAGTTTTTACTAAAACTATTAACTAACAAAGACAGTTTTATACGTAAAAAGATTATTGATCAAAACTTAGCATACCTTAATAATAGATTAACATACTATCTAGATAAGTTAGGATTGCCGCACTTGGTTATTTTCCAGAATGACCTAAGTGTAGAAATTACGCAACTTGGTCAAGACTTAGACTTTGATAATTTATCAAGAGGCGAGCGTAATAGATTAATATTAGGAATGAGTTTTGCATTCCGTGATGTTTGGGAAAGTTTATATCAAAAAATTAATTTGATGTTTATCGACGAACTAATTGATAGCGGAATGGATACCGCAGGCGTTGAAGGTTCGCTTGCTGTTTTAAAGAAAATGGGACGAGAAGGCGGAAAGAATGTATTCTTAATCTCGCACAAAGATGAATTAATTGGTAGAGTTAATAACGTACTAAAGGTAATAAAAGAAAACGGTTATACCAGTTATGAAAATGACATAGAAGTTTACGAAGAATGATTGAAGACGACACACATGATAAACTAACTAAAATGTATCTTGCGTATTTCAAGGAAAACGAAAAATTTGAATCACGAAATTCAGTTAGAACACATCAATCAGCAAGACGATGTCTAAGAGAAATTAGACGTCTTGCAAAGGTACGTATGGACGAAATACATACAACTCATTTAGAAAAACGATCTAAAAACCACAACGACGAAGGCACGAATTAAGGCTACGGTAAGTAAGTTCATGCAGTGGACTTATAAAGGAAAACAATTGGAATCTATTCCAGAAGAATATGAAGGATTTGTTTATCTTATTACTAATACTACTACAGGGCAAAAATACATAGGCAAAAAACTAGCAAAGTTTAAAACTACTAAGCCACCACTCAAAGGCAAGAAGAACAAACGTAGAGGCTACAAAGAAAGCGACTGGCGAACATACTACGGTAGTTCAGACAGACTAAACGCAGACGTAGCAGCACTAGGCGAAGGCAAGTTTACAAGAGAAATACTATACCTATGTAAAGGTAGGGGCGAAATGTCCTACATAGAGGCAAGAGAACAATTTGATAGGCGAGTACTCGAAACAGATGATTACTACAATGGTATCATTAATGTTAGAGTAGGCGGATCAGATAAACTCAAACAGGCATTGCTAGAACATCACATACAGGCAAAACATTCCAACACATAAGGTTGGCGGGCCAGACTAAGAATACCGCTGTGGAAAAAGCTCTCGTATAGAAGCACACGTACATATTGATTGACACACCAGAGTGTGGAAGCCACCAAACAAATTGGGCTCACTAGTTGATATAGATTGAATGTTGGCAGTCGAAAAACACAAACACAGTACATAAAAACTCTTTAGCAATAGGAACGAAGCGAGAGGTAGCTGGAAACAGCGATGTCGACGTAGGTTGGGAAAGGTCAGAGCCCATTGTACTTTGTGTATAAACAATTACCTATTTCTAATGTCTCGGCTGTGACGACTCACATAAAGTCAAGATTAGATGGAACCCTTAAACAGGTTCCGTCTGACTAAAACAATCTACATAAAGTAATTACATTATTACTTCGTAATAATGCTTTAATTCATATTCATTACTTCTATCAACAAACGAAGTGTTATAGTTTGAGTGTTAACGAAAACTTATATCTACGAAGTAGATATACTAAATACACTTAATAAAACATTCTTTAGAGGATAAATCAGATAATGCGTGTACAAGATATAATAGTGTCAGAAACAAAAGCTGATCCAGATGTAGTGAAAAAATTTGCAGGTGTAAGTGATAGTCAAAGATCATATTACATTATGAAGTGGTCAGAAGAAAAGGGTATAGATTCAGATGAAGCTATGGAATTAGCTGGCTATACAAAAGGATCGTATATGGGTTATGGATCATACAATTGGAATTACAATCCGCCACGTGAAAGTATAGCAAACGAAGCGCCTGCTGGTATGTTAGGACAAATAGGTCGTAAGATAGGAGCAAAGGTAGCTGGAGCAGTTGGTGCTAAAGGAAAAGCAGCAGAACTAACTGGTAAAGCAGAAGTTGGCGACGAAGCAAACCAATTAAAAGTAGCATTACGTGGCTATGCAGGCAAAGCAGGCATTAATGTAAAACAAATGCAAGGACCGCAACTTGCAGCATTTCTAAAGTCTAAAGGTTATCCTAATATGCATCTTAAAAATGTACAAGGTATAATGACTCCTAAACAAATTGATCAAGCTATTATGACAGCAGCTCAGGATGCTGCTAAAGCAGACGGCGATCCTAGTACAGGTGCTAGTACTGCTCCTGCACAACCTAGTGCGCCCGCAGCTGGCGCTGCCCCTGGCACAAACGTTGCAGGGAAACCTGCTGCTCCGCAAGTTGATAAAAACAAAGATGGCAAAGACGATGCTACTGGACAACCAATGGGCGCAGTAGATGCAAACAAAGATGGCAAAGACGATAACACAGGTAAAGTAATTCCTATGCCAAAGAGCATACCACCTGAAATACAAAAACAATTAGATGCATTATCTCCAACAGAGAAAAAAGTATTGGCAGGGGCGATATAATGAAACTACAAGAAGTAACAGGACTTAATTCACGTACAGCAAGTATTCTTAACGAAGGATATCAAGACCTAAACGAAACACAAATACTTTATTTAGGTAAGTTTGAAAAAGAACTTTGGCCATTAGTTGAGCAGTATACAAAACTAGCAGAACAAGAACTTACTAAGCAACAAGTATTAGATATCTTTAGTGGTGCTGAACAAGTTGCTATGGACAGCGGCGACAATAAAACAGTTGCAGGTAAAGTAGGAGCAGGCGCAGCAGCAGCCGCAAAACTTCCTGTAGACCTTGCTAAAAAAGTTGATGCTAAAATTAATCAACTAGGTAAACTAGCACAAAATGCAGGACCAGTTAAAAATGCAGATCAAAAGTTTGCAGACCTTAAAAAACAAATTACAGCAAACAACAGCGATAGTAAAGTTGTACAAGGTATTCAAAAGATAAGTGACTGGGCAAAAGAAAATCCAGGCAAGGCAAGTTTAGCAGTTGGTATTCTAACTACTATGGCAGCGTTTGCTGGAGGACCTGCTGGAGGCGCAGCAGCTGGTTTAGTTTTACGTGCAACAAAAGATCTATTACAAGGTGAAGACCTTTCGTCAGCAGTAGGCAAATCAATTAAAACTGGTGCTTATGGTGCTCTTGCTGGTGTGGCGTTTAATGCAATATCAGATAACATTGTTGATAACATTGCATCAGCACAAGGTGCAGAACTTGAAGCAATGGAAGCAGGAATGAAAGCAGAAAACTTTCAAACTGCAAAAGGAGACTTGTTTGCAGATTTAGGTATGGAAGTTGATGCTCTTGACGGTGCAACAAGAATGAATATGAGTGGTAACATTAATCAATTTACCTATTCATATGACACAGTTATTCCGCCAGATATGATGAGCCAATACGAAACATTAAGTAATGCAGTTTCTAGTGCAGATACATTTAGTCCTGAACATTATGCAGCAGCAGCTAAGTTTCACGATTTTATGGGCGGATTAGTTGACTCGTCAGAAGCAAAGAATCTAACAGCAGCGTGGGACGCACTAAAAGAAATACCAAAAGATCAGTTAACTACTGCAAATCTTGACACTTTAATTGCACAATCAGATTCCGGTACTGAAGTATTAAATGCATTAACAAAAGCAGGCGGAACAATAGCAGCAGCCGCACAAGGTGCTCTTGCAACAGTAGACGACACTGCTAAAAATGCACAAAAATCAAAGCCAGTCGACGCAGAAACTAAAAAACAACTTGAATTAGATCTTAAAGGTGGAAGTGATGCGAAGCCAGTAGATAAAAACTTTGACAAAAGTCAAAAACTATCAGACTTTGGTGCTGTAGGAGACAAAGCAGAATCAATGTCAATGGAAGACCGCTTTGAATTATATCTAGCAGAAGCAGACCCTGCACAGGGTGAATTACCGCTAAACAATCCTAATACACTAGGTGCTAAACTAAAACGTGGAGCAGGAAAATTAGCAAATAAAGCAGCAGGCGCTGCAGGCCAAGCAGCAGGTGCTGTAGGTGGTAAGATTAAACAAACTGCAAAAAATGTAGGTAATAAAGTTACTGCTGATAAACTTACTAAAGCCTGGACTAAGATGGGATCACCATTAGATTCGGGTAGTATTGCTAATATACTAGCAGATGCAGGTATGAGCAACGATCAAATTAAATCTATTGGACAAACATCTAAAGTTGAGCTAGAACCTACATCAGGTACGGATACAGCACAAAAAGGTGCGGATTCGGAACAACCAACAGTAGATACAGACGGCGACGGTACGCCAGATGCCCCAGCAGCTAAAAAAGCGCCAGCAGTTAAAGATGGACCAATTGCAAAAGGTACAGTAATTAATAAGGGTGGTAAAGATTACGAATGGGCAGGAGCTCTTTGGATTGATGCAGCAACTAAGAAACCTTTAGGTGTACAAGCAAGTTACGATATGGGATTACCTAATCCTAAGTTTACAGCAATTATTAATGCCGCTAAGAAAGATCCTGAATTAGCTAAACTTATTAAAGCACAATTAGTATCTAAAGGTGTTAAAGCAGGA